ATATCTCATGTCAACATTTCCTGTATGTGGGTCAGCAATTTGGTCTCTTTTAAATTTATTGGCAACTCTTTGTACATATGGGTCAACATCTTTATCATCCATATTACCAACAAATACTTTAAATACCCGTCTTTCTGGTGCTCTTGATACGCGATATATTAACATAGCATCTTCGGATAGTAAAAGTTGTTTCCATATACGACGAGATTTTTCTAACATTGAGGTACCATAAGGTAGTTTTCTATCATCCCCCAATATTCTAAAATGTGCCATCTCCCACGTGTTAAATTCCATGTTTTTTTCTTTCCATGTAAACTTCAAGGCATCATTTTCCATTTCCTGTGAATACTTATCAGGTTGGAATTTCATACCTTTTTCTAATCGTTCTATTTGGATATTAGGTAGTTGTTGACACCCTACAATACCATTTTCTGGATCCAATTTTAAATAAACAAAATTATCCCCAAATTTACATGTGTTTCTTGTCCACATAGGTAAATTAGTATTTATGTCTAACTTATTTACAAATAAATCAATTAGAACTGATTTTATTCTTTTTGATTCGGAATACACTTTTAATATTAAACCATCTTGGTCAGGTGTTGTTGATTCTTCAGCATAGATGTCTAAAGCCGCTGAGATTTCGGGAGTATACTCCATAGATTCGTAATCATAATATGAAGCCATTCTTGTTGGCTCATAGTAAACCGCCTGTTGATATAAGTTACTTTCAACTTTTTGCCATTGTTTACCAATGTACATTGTTTGTTGAGCTTGTAATTTTTCTTTTTCAAATTCAGACTTATCTGTTGTTTTTAGAAGTTCCTTTTTATCGAATTTGAAAATTGGCGATTGTTGGTCTAATGTAGAGTTTGGTCCAAAAGTCTTACTTAATCTTTGCCATACGGTTAGTTTTTGTTCTGCCATGTTTTTTTATTTTAAAAATAATGTGGTAATTTTCAAATTAAACCCTTTTACCACTGAATAACCATAAATACTTTTCATAATCGCTTTTAGTTACCGCATTTCTTTGGTGTCCGTATCCATTATTAGTGCTAACGGGTATCCCTGGGTTAAAATTTGTGTATGCGTTTTGATTTTCATTTGATTGAACCGACCATGACTCAAGCATTGCTTTTGTTTGTTCTGTCACCTTTTCTAATTGGGCAAAGGACGTTTCACCAACAAATATGGCTATAGCAAACGCCATGATTAAATCGTCGTGTTGACCCTTTTGGTGGTCAGGTCTACCATTCACATAAACAAAAGTGTTCAGTTCATTAAATAACCTTTGTGACCTTAAAGCAAAATCGAATCTTAAAGCTTCTTCAAAGGCTTGAATTATTAGTACCCGTTTAGAGTTAAAGTTTATTCCAGGTATCTTATCTTGTGATTTTGGATCCCACTTCCATTTATCTGCAGGATTAACACCATCTATATATAAATTTTTATAACCTAATTCTTGTAGCTTTCTAGAGGTAGAGACACCCATACCTCCGGTAATGTCGGTAACAATAAAAGCGTTATACATTGTCGCCCACTTATATGCGATTTCGGCCAATACGTCAGGAGGTACTTTTCCAATATATTCCAATACTTGTTCTCTAGCATCAAAATCAATAATAGATATGGTACTAAAGTCTTCACTATCACCTCTTGAAACATCAACACCCATTATATAACGATGCCCCTGTACAGGTTCTTTCCATTGCCAAATTGCGCCACCCATAAATTTGTTTTCAGGCTCTTTAATGTGGGTTTCTTTAATTTTTTTCATAGTTTCGGCAGGAATAACACTATCCCACGAACCTAAAAAGTTACATTCAAGTTCTTGTGATATTTTTCTTTTATCGAACTTTAATTTTTTAGCCATTGCTTCAAACCAAGAACTATAAGGTTTGTACCCCTCGTTTTCAACTTTTCCTTTAATCTCTTGAAAATCCCTGTCACCTAATTTAATTTTTGAATAATCTAATATAATTTCACTATCATTATAATCCTTTCGATTTAACATGTAATGAACAATATCATTACATTTAATAAGTTTTAAATCTTTAGAATAACGAGGGTCACGAAACCAATACATTTCAGTTATTTTAAAGTCATTCATACCTTTAATCGCCTGACTATAGATTGAATAATAAATTGGGTCAAACCCGTTTGGTGTTGAAATTACGATTACTTTACCACCTGTAGATAAAGACGCCATACATGCAGACCAAAAGTCTTCATCGGCGTTAATGTATGCGGCCTCATCAAATATTAATATTGTTGGTGTATAACCACGTAAGGCATCCTTTGATGTTGCAACTGCCTTAACCTCACATCCGTTTGTTAATTTAAAGTGTCTTTGTGAGTTCTTTTCGGTAGAAAAAGTAACACCTAACCAAGATGGCCACTGGTCAACAAACGCACGAACTTTATTTCCCATTTCTTGGGCGGTGTCCATTTTGTTTGCAATGATTAGTATTTTTTCTGGTTTTGATTTTTTTGCAAACACCAATTTTTTCGATGCCCAAGCAGACGTTACAGTAGATACTCCAGCCTGACGATATTTTAGTGCGATGTTTTCCTCGCAAGTATCGTAATCATTAACCAGTGTAACTTGATCGTTAAATAGTTCTAACGGTACGTATTGTGATTGTGTGTTATCGTAAGTCTGTAAATACGTCTTTAACGCATATGGTGTGTCATTTATGCACTTAGCATACTCTAATAATATTTGTTCTTTCGATAGTGACATTCATTATTATTTTCTTCTTATTGTTTTAAGAAGTTCACCTTTAGTGGTATGAGGTGGTAAATGTTTTTCAATAATATTCAAAATACTTTCCTCAATATTTTTCACATTAACATCATGGTCTTCATCCGTATCTTCCTGCTCCATAGAATAAATGGGTAACCCTTTGTGTTTTGTAGAAGCAAAATCCTTTAGGTCTTTTTTTGTCATATCTTTAGATATGTTTTTAACTTTTTTAGAGACTTTAGATTTAGGGGTATTACCTTTTTTAACATCTAACGCTAACCCCATAAGTTTTTGTTGTTTTTGTGATTTGGCCTTTTCATTAACGTCTTCCTCACCAAGTTCTTCTTCATACGTAACAAAAGGTTTTTTTTCTGCTTTAGCCTTAGCTATTGATGCGGTATCCCCGTTTGGTATGTTTAAAGTTCCTGTTTGTTCAACAATTCTATTATAAAGAGCACTTAATTGACTGGTGTTCAATTTTTCAATAGTATTTATTGAAAATCCTTCTCTAAGAAGTTTTGCAATTTTATGATTCATGTGTTTCATCAGTTACTAAATTTTTTTCCCATTTTAATACGATATCTCTCTCGTATAATTTATTTTCAACTTCATCTACAGTTTCACCATATAGAAAGACAAGTCGTTTATATTTCGATATGACTAAGTCGTCACTATCCGATTTTTCCCAAGCCAAACTAATAACCCCATCAACGGCATCTATAACCCCAAAATAGTCAGATTCTTGAATCAACTCTAACGATATATTAGAATTTTTTAAAACCCCAACTTTTTTTATGTAATGAATGTCTGGTGGAAGTGGTTTTCCTGATGCTGGTTCTGAATCCCAATTGTCCCCCCAAACATCATCCAAATCAGAAAAAATAAACTCATAAATGTTATCCCCTTTAAAATTTGGACCAAGTTCATTTACATAAACTAAAATCATATAATATTACCCATTGTGTTAACTTTTATAGTTTTTCCATTAACAGAAAAAACTAAATTCTTTTTGTTGGTTTTACCTATAAATTTAGCAGATTTATTCTCATTTAAAATTCTGTTTGCTGAATCCATTTGTTTATAAGATTCACACATTTTTTTAATTTCGTTTCTTACCTCAATACCGACCAATTTATTTTTAATAAAATTTTTCTTATTTTTTTCTTCATTTAATTTTTTTTCTTCACCCGTAAAAACGAAATAGTTAGCCAACACACCTTCAACAGACTCTTTAAAGTTTTCCATAGGTGCTGGTTCTCCCATTGGTTCTGCCATTGGTTCTGCCATTGGTTCTGCCATTGGTTCTGCCATTGGTTCTGCCATTGGGTCTTCCATATCTCCTTCATCAGATAAATCTAAATCACCTTCATCTCCCATACCATATTCGTCCGAATCTTCAAATTTTGATAAAATGTCATCCTTGTCGTCCTCATCTAAATTATCTAAATCAATTGACGAAATAATAGAATTTATAACGTATTTAATATCTTGAGAATCTAACCCTTTGTCTTTATCAAATGCTCTGATTTTTTGACTTAATTTTCCAGTTAGTCGTTGTATTGATTTTAATCCTGATGGTCCCTGAGATTGTTCGTCACCCATATCAAGTTCTTCGTCACCCATATCACTACCGTCTTCAGGTGGCATTCCCATACCATCTTCCGGTGGCATTCCCATATCGTCTGCCGGTGGCATTCCCATACCATCTTCCGGTGGCATTCCCGTACCGTCTGCCGGTGGCATTCCCATATCACTACCAGCCGCAGGTAATTCAGGTGCAGGAGGTAATGAAGGTTCAGGTGCTGGTGATTCTACAGGGGGGGTTGGTTTGTTAGTTTTTAAAATGAATTTTTTTTTTACCTCTTGTTCACCAATGAGGGGAGTTTCAAATACATTACCAGTTACTCGATTAACTTCAGATACGACTAAATTTAATCTTTTTAGTGCTTCAGAATATGATCTATAGTGTTTTCTACTTCTCATTGGTTCTGAATAATCCAAATTGGATTCATTCAATCCTTTTTTAATTATATAACCAGATTTTTCTTTTACTATACCATAAAGGTTTCCGTCGGCAAGACGGATTGTATAATTTGTAGTAGACAAGTTATTTATTTCTTGTCTAGGAACTTCTTTGTATTTGGCAATTTCCATAATACGTCTTAATTTATCCATTCCTTCTAATTTCTCACTACCTATCGGTTTGATATCTCCCATTTTTTATTAATTTTAATTGTTTAATCCATTAAATCCGCCAATAGTAACAGCATTACATTGGTTTATAGTTCCTCCTGTGGTATTTGACCATTGGGGTGTTGGTGTTCCGTATGTTACAATACTTCCTGTTGTCTGTCCAGTACCTGGTAAATAACCGGTTATTGTTGTGGTATAATAAGATGTACAAGCTGTTGTTGGCATAATATTTTTTTATATAAATATATGGATATTTTGTATTTGTATTTTTATTGTGAATTTTCTTGTTCTAAAGATAATTTTTTATCCGCAATTTTGTTTTTAAAATTTTCTAATTTAGAAATATACCCGTTTCTTCTTAGATATTTAAACACTAAATTCTCATAAGAAAACTCACCTTCTTTTTTAAGACCACAAGCCCTATACTTCCTTAATTTTTCTCTGTATTTTTTAACGGTTTTAACCGCATCATCTAAATCTTCTCCTTCGGCCTTCTCGATAGCATCATCAATAATGTCCATCCATTGTTGCGCCTTTTGTTTTATTTTTTTCTCATCAACTGTAAAATCTTCTTTTTTTGGTTTCTTTTCCCATTCATTATTCATTAATGAATAAAGCCCGGTACTAGCATTTGTTTCATTAACGTCCTCAACATAAAGTTCAGTTTCATACCCTTTTATTCTAATGTCGTGAGCCGAATTAAATACTGTTTTTTTAAGTCTAAACAATTCTCTATAAAGTTCTTCTTTGTCTCCACTTTCTTTAAAGTCCATAATTACATGAATATCAAAATCGGAAAACTCTGACCAGTTATAACCAACCAAAGACCCAACAAATAAAACATCGTGGACAAAAAAGTCAACATCCAAATAATCTATAAATAATTCTGCAACCTTAAGTAATCGTTTTCTTATTTCAGGTTTTAGTTTGTACTCGCCTTCACTGGGTTCGTCCCATATATCAGGATTTAATTCGTCTTGTAAGTAAAAACTATTAATGATTTTTTTATCGTTCATCATACATATAAATACCTATGTTATTCTGTTTCTTCTATTTTTTTGTACTTGTACTGTTTTGCAATATCAGTATTAAAGTATTTTCCTTGTGATTCTGCCAATCTAAATTGCGCATATATTTTGTGTGGAACATCATCATATTCGTATATGATTCCGTTTTTGAATGTTGCCATTAATTTATTAGTTTCGCTATCGTATTCAGTTTTAACTAAATTTGAAGATTCAATTTCACAAATTATTTTTGTTCCGTCTATTGTTGTTCTTTTAATCGCCATTTGGGTTTGGTTTTCTTAATGGGGTTATGTCATCTATATGACTAAGTTTATCCATAACATAATAATGAACTTTGTCTCCGTCAACATTAAAACCGTAATCTCTAATTGTTTGGTTTATTTCCCGAACCAATGGTGGCAATTCAGAATGTAACCTCATTAATTCTTGCGGATAATACGGTGGTTTTTCAATATCCTTTTGTGTCCACCCCTCTTCTTGAAAAACCTTTCTCATTTTAAAATATGTTTTCTCTAAATCTTTTGTTAACTGCAAAGCATCTGCAAATTTTTCCCATGGCTCCATAACTATAAATACTATAATTCACCAAACAATTGATTATTCGTTTCAATATTACTATTTTTTAAAAAAAGAACATATGAACGATACTTTAGACAATAACGAAAAATCAAAAAACAAAAATCAAGACGGTCCATCAAAAACACCTGTATTAGATAATTTCTCAAGAGATTTAATTAAACAAGCCCAAGAAGGTAAACTTGACCCCGTTATTGGTCGTGATAACGAAATTAGTAGAATTGCACAAATTCTTTCAAGACGTAAGAAAAATAACCCAATTATTTTAGGTGAACCTGGTTGTGGTAAAACTGCGATAGTTGAAGGTTTAGCTAAAAAAATATTTGAGGGAGATTGTCCTCAAAACTTATCAAGTAAAAGAATAGTATCATTGGATATGACATCAATTGTTGCGGGTACAAAATATCGTGGTCAATTTGAGGAAAGAATGAAAGTAATTATTGAAGAGTTATATGCTAACCCCGATATTATTATTTTTATTGATGAAATCCATACTATGATTGGTGCAGGTAACGCCTCAGGTTCAATGGATGCCTCAAATATATTTAAACCCGCGCTTTCTCGTGGGGAATTACAATGTATTGGTGCCACAACATTAGAGGAGTATAGAAAAAATATTGAGAAAGACGGAGCACTAGAAAGACGATTTCAAAAAGTAATGGTTGATCCGGCAACTAAAGAAGAAACTTTAGAAATTTTACAACAATCAAAAGATAGATACGAAAACCACCACAAGGTATCATACAGTAATGACATATTAAAACTATGTGTTGATTTGGCGGATCGCTATATTACCGACCGCGAGTTCCCTGATAAGGCGTTTGATATTATTGATGAGGTCGGAGCTCGATCACAAGTGGAAATCAAACTCCCTGAAATTATTGAAGATTTGAAAAAACAAGCTCAACTAATTAAAGAAGAAAAGTTAGATGTAATTAACAAACAAAAATATGAAGAGGCGGCCAATCTTCGTGACAAAGAAAGAAAAATATTATCCGATTTGGTGAAAGAAAAAGAAAACTTTGAAAAAAATAGAGACCAAAATAAACGAGTAGTTACTGAGGATGTTGTATATGATGTTGTTTCATTGATGACTAAAATCCCAATAAATAAAATAACAACCGACGAAACTCAACAACTTATTTCTTTAAGAGAAACTTTATCAAGT